GTTGCCGAACTGAACCCCGCTTCCAGACCACACTACGGACGGATGGGCATTGATAGGTGATGAGAGGATGCTGGACGAGAATTCCTCTTCTAGCGGTAGGTACATCAGCATCGACGCGCGGGCGGTCTCCTGCGCAAGCGCGCGGTAAGCCGGCGACCGTAAGGGCTGTGTGTACTGGCTGTCCTGCCTGCGCAGGCCGGCAACCAGGACATCGACCATCGTGTCTGCGCCGGCCGTCGCGCGCCATGCCGCGCTGAATCGGGTGAGCTGACCGATCATCCTGGTCAGCGTATCGGCGTGCCCGTCGTTGATCTGCACTACGACCTGTGCGCCCAGGCCATACCGCTCGAAGTATGCCGAATATGGATTCTCCCAATCGAGATCACCGGTAGGGTCGAATATCTGGAATGAAACCTCGCTTGGCGACAGAGAGTTACTGGCGTCGCGGTATCCCCAGAAAATCTCTAGTGCGCTACGTCCGTCGATGCCCTGGACATAGGACGTTACGTCGACGTCTGCGCCGTCGATGACAAAATAGATCTTGACCGGGATCGGTAACTGTAGGCTCATGCGACCTGAACCCGACCGCGGACCGAATCGATGAACACGATGCGCCCGCCACGAAGTTCCTGCAAGAGCAGGTCGGCCAACGTCGAACCGTCCGACATGACATGCAGAGCGGCAACACCCACGTTGCCGGCGCCAGTGGTGAGCGCGCCGAGGATGCCTTTCGTCTGCTCATTGTTGTACACCTTGCCGCTGGCGCCGAGGTCGATCAACTCAGGACCGCGGTCGCCTGCGATGACGAACCCTGAGCCGGTACCACCGGACCCCATGATCCGGCGATTGGTGACACTTCCGCCCGGCAGATCAAACGCCCGGTCACCGGTCTGGCTGACCTTGACGCGGACATGCACATCCTCGTCAAGGATGCCGTCCAGCGCAGCGTTCGCCTCGTCTCGGAAACGGCTGAACTGGATACTCGCCGCGATCAGCTTCGGACCGAGTCCAGGAATCCAGCCGAAAGCCAGGCTGGCCGCTTTCAAGATCATGTCGAACGCACTGAGCGCGGCCTCTAGAAAGAACACCGTCCAGCGCTTGCCGGCCCGCCACGCGTCGCCGATGGCAATGATCGTGTCGACCAACATGTCCAGTCCGCCGAGTACGGCGCCGATCGCACCCTCACCCATCACGCCGAGTGCGATGCTGGCCAGTTGGCCGAACTCCTCAACCGATTCGCTGTTCTCGCTCCATTTTTTGCTGATCAGTCCCAACCAATACTCGACGGTCGGCGCCACCCGATCGGCGAACTTCTGAATCCAGTCCATCGCGCGCTGGAACACCGGCAGGAACTTGTCCCCCATGTCGGCCTGGAACATCTCCCACTGACGCCGGTACCCCTCGATGGCGCTATAGGCGTTCCCGGACATGTGACCGGCCGCGATATCCGCCGCGTTGCCGATGTCCTCGAAATCCTTGGCGGCCTGACCAAGATCCATGTTGAACAGCGCGTTACCAAGATCTTCGGCTTTGGTGCCGAACAGCGCGATGGCGAGCGCCCGTTGTTCGAGCGGATCTTTGATGGCGTTGAGCGCCTGTAGGACCATGTCCAGCGCGGCTTTCGCTCGCGGTCCGCCGGCCGCGAACTCCGCACTCAGCGCCTTGGTATTCAACCCCAGTTGCTTGAACGCATCCTGAACGTTCTTGTTGCCGAACTCCTGAACGAGGATGCCGAGCTCTTTCAACGCGTCAGCCATCGTGTCTGCATCGCGTGCGCCTGCGTCAAGACCCTGTTTCATCAGGCCCATAGCTTCCTGGCCATCGATGCCGATCTCGCGAAAGACGGTGCTGTATTCGATGAATGTGTCGAGCAGGTCATCCGCGGCATTGACGCCCTTAGCGATGCCGGCGTGCAGCAGGTTGAACGCTTCGTCAACACTGTCGGCCATACCCGTGGTGAGCATGTGCTGGATGGCCACCGCGACCTTTTTGCTGTCCTCTTCCATGGTGGCGGCCAGCGCGGCGACCCGTTCCGACACCACCTTGAGACTCGGCTGGATGGCCGCGTCCATCACGGCTGCCGTAGGCATGATGTACAGCGCGGCGTCACGGACTATGGAAGACGCATCTTCCATCGATTCGCCCCAGTTGTCCATGTAGACCTGACCGGCGATCCGGCCGTAACGGGCAGCCTCGCGGGGGTCCAGCAGGAGTTGCGCCTTCATGCGCCCGAGTGCGTTCGCGCGTTCCAAGCTCGCGTCGATCGCTTTCATCAGCGCACCGAACGCCATCGCGGCGCCGGCCATGGCTACACCGACAGCAGCACCGGCCGCCGCACCGATCGGCCCAAGCTTGCCGAGCAGCCCGCCGGCACCCTGCGCGCTATCGCCTACGTTGTCCAGCGCCCCGCCGGCCTGGTTGCCCATGGCCTCAACTTCATTGCCAGCCTCGGTCGCCTCTTCGCCAACCCTGGCCGCCGCGTCCGCGGTGTCGTTGAGGGCATGCTCCAGTCGATCGGCATCGCGCGTGGCATCACGAAAGGCAGCGTCACCGCGGTTGTCCGCCCGGATGACGATGCGAACCTCGTTAGCCATCCGCGGTCACCACCCCTCGTTGTCTTCGCCGTTCTGGTCGTCATCGTCTGTCGTGCCGGCCTTGATGATCGACAACAGTTTGAGCAGTCCCGGACGCCCCCCTCGCAGCGTTGCCGGTTCCCGGTCCAGCTGGCTCGGTAGGCATCCGAACCGTTCGCACAAATTGATGATCGTCTTTGCCTGTCGCAGTTCCGGCGGCTCGGTTACAGTGCTTCCGTCGTTTGCAATTCCTCCGGGTATGGCTCGCCAGAGTCGAAGTCTTTTCCCAGGTCGCTCGCCTCGGGCACTTCGACCGACGCGCCGAAGTAATCCCTGTAGATCTTCATGAGGAACTGCGATCCGATCAGCATGCAACCGGCCGGCGTGACCGGGATCGGCTCCCCACGCCTGGTCAGCGTCCAGCTTTCGACCACTTCCGACAGAAATTCGGCGGCGTGGTAAAAGACCACATTGCGCCGCTCCTGTGGGTCGGTCGTAGCCTCGCGGCGAGCCACCTCCTTGGCTGACCATTCCAGCAATTCGCCGGTCGACAGCGACCGGGCACGGACCTCGGCGCCCGGCCTGTCTTCCCATGTCAAGACGTAGATTTCCTCGACGTCGTATGTTTCCCCCATGATCAAAGCTCCTAAGCCCAGGTCGGAACGGCGCCATCGGCCAGTACGCCGGGCGCAGTCCACGTCAGCTCACCTGACGCCGCACGGCTCAGGCTGTAATCGGTGTAAAGGAGTTCGGCGGCCAAGGTTTTGCCGCCGATGGTGAGCGTGGTGGTCCGGTTGACGCTGGTGGAGGGCACCGTTGCGAACACACCGTGAGCGGTCGCGGAGGGCACGGCGCCAAGGTTGGCCACCCCGTTCAGTGTCACCGACATGTCGGCCAGCAGAAGCAACCGCTCGTACGCGCTCCGGTCGATACCGGTCACATCCTGTACGCCGCGCGGCGTGCTGATGCTCAGGTCGGTCACGTCGTTGATGATCGCCCTGACGGTTCCGCCCGAGTCATCGACGCTGCATGTGGTCCACGCCAGACCGGTTTGCTTAGCCATCGGCTAACCTCGATTCTCTTTCGATCTTCACGCCATCGAACGTTGGTATCAGGGCGAGGATTCGTTCATCCGCGTACATCTCAACGTGCGCGATCACCGCACCGTCCGGCGCATAGTCGATGACGATCCGGCGGACCATGTTCGGATCAAGCCCGAGCGCCTCGCATACCGGTTGCGCCGCGTAGCTACCTAGCAGCTTTGCCATGCCCGTTTCCCCCGTTTGTTGAGCCAACGTCGATCGGTCGGTGCCAGGTCGGCTGACCACTCGGCCAGCAGTTCGTCATCGGCCATGCGGATGCGGTCAGCCAGATCGAATCGCGCGCGTGGTCCCGGCTTGGTCGCACGGCGCCACGCGCGCCAGCGCGCCCGCCAGTGGTGGTACGGAGTGTCACCCACGGCTGACCCTCTCCGCGAGCTTCTGTTGGTGGGTGCCGAACCGGTCCAGCCATTCGGGCGCCGGCATCGCCGTGGTGCGTCGCTGCGTCCGCGGCGTGCGCCAGTCCCCGAGTCTGATCAACGTGATCGGCTCACGGAACAGCGATCGGTAATGGTTGTCGAAACACGGCGTGCCCGGCTGGAACACGTACTCCACCAGGCCATCCGGTCGACGGACCGCGGTGCACGGACGTCGATAGACGTTCATGATCAGATGACG